GTGGCGGTGGAACTCCCATCAAAAAAAACACCACCCACTTTTTTCTTCGCAAGATCCATTTCTTCGGGCAAGCGATCTTGACGACTAAAGTTACATCTTTTACAAGCTGCGACTAGGTTATCTGGATCATCTGAACCGCCCCTAGCTACTGGGATTACATGGTCGCAAGTGTTGGCCTCTTGGCCACACCAGAAGCAGATCCAGCCGTCACGATTAAGGATTCGTAGCCGTAGCTTCTTCCACTGTGTCGAGTTGCTCTTACGCTGGCTGTGTAATGTCACTTAGTAGTAGCCCTTCTGCTCATGGAATGCCCAAGCTTTACAGCTCGTACCATAACGATTCGTAATGTATTTAAGAGTAGCGTCTATCTGACGATAAGGGTCTAGATCTCTGTAATGCTTAGAGCGCATCTGGCCTAGTCCGAAGTGACTACCGTTCTTCGCTAAGTATGACCATCGAGATTCTTTAGTAATGATTCTGTTAAAGCATTGGAACTCTTTATAATCAAGAATCCTCGAATGTGCGTATAACTTTAGATGATCTACTGAATAGTTTGTAGCTGTTGATTCTGGAATGCCCATTAGTGTAATCGATGCCGTAATGGCATAGACCTTGCCCATTAGCTGCTTGCGCCCTTGCGAGCTAACCGCCTCAGCGGCTCGCTTCACGCGAAGACAGCGTAGCGCGGCTGTCAAGTTTAACAGTGTAATGAGCGTGTTCTTGGGCGTTGCGCACACCCTGTGAATAACTTCTGTGGATAACTTCATGGCTTACCGCCCCACCCATTACCCTTAAACACGATCCCACCAAGCGAGTAAATGCGCTTCATCGGGATAGTGCAATTCGGACAGTATGGATCTCTGGCCAGTGTGTCCTCTATGGATCGCTGTACTTCTAGCTCTTTACTACACACTTCGCATCGGTACTCATAGGTCGCCATTAGCTTCTCCAATTAGTGCCACCGTCATAGTCGAGCAGACGCAGCACTGGATCGTCTTAACGTTCTCTGGAAGATTATCTGTAATTACACGAATAAGTTGCTCTGTGTCTTTCTTGCAGACTCGGCACTTAAAGCGCAGCTTGTCCATAGTTGCTCCCCTTTAGATTCTCGATCGGCTGTAAGTTCTTTTGGTCGACCCACCAAGTAGGCTGCTTAGAGTTTTTATACTTAGGCCGCTTGGCCATGGCTACAGGTATCCAGCCCGCTAGTCTGTAATGCGGGCTAGTGCCTACGACTAGAACGGCCACGTCTGTAGCTCTATCGCCTTCGCCGATGATGCACTGACCAGTCTCGTAGCGTGTCCACTTCACTTCGATAAAGCTGCCGACATCTGCCGTCTTCTTAAACTGTGACGACCTTGGATCAAAATCTGTGTAACCAAGATAGCGAGCTACCAAGATCTCGGCGACTATTGACTCGGCCACTTGCGCGACGTAATCATGGAAGCCGAGCTGTCTGTCGTATCGACTAGAAGCGTCTGGGTGGCCGTTGACCTGTGCGATTCGTTCTAGAGCTACAGTGTGAGCTAAGACCTTATCTTCGATCGTGGGCTTTACCTTCATCTACAGTCACCACAGAGCCAAGTTAACTTCTCTCCGCCTTGGCCCTTGGTATAACCGAAAGCGTCTAGCTTCTTGACCTTGGAGCAGCTATCGCACTGTTCGACTTTATACTCGGCTATAACTTCGCCATTTTGTAGAAGCTTGGCCGTCATTGATTGCGGATAGATAATCTCGATTAAGTCGCTCATCTTTAGACCTGTGGCTTCCACTTGCCATCGCTGGCTAAGACGTACCAGAGCGGAGAACACTGTGTCGCCTTGGTCTTCTCGACGCAGAACCAGCCGCCCCAAGCCTTACCAGTTTTAGCTTCTCCAGTCTTAAAGATTCGATGTCCATGGCTGCACTGTGGAGCTTCTGGAAGTAACTCTCCGCCCAGCTGCTTAGCGATCTCGTCCATCGATGATCCAAAGCTGGGAATGCCGCTCTGCTCGGCTTCTTCGGCCGTCTTATAGCTTGGCACTTCGCCGAACTTCTGAGTCCAAGGGTCGTAATCGTCGGCCGTTGAGTTAGCCACCTTCGCGCTAATAGTTTCGACTTTCTCCATGTCCTGACGAGTCGGACGCTTATCCGCTCCCAGTAGTAGACCGATCGCTCTACCGATCGCCGATGTGACAGTATCTTCGACGAAGAACTTCTTCATGTTGACGTTATAAGTCGCTACGTTACCGAATGCGTAATCGGTAGCCGATGGGTGTAGATCCTCGTACTCGCGAAAGATCTGGGCTTGGATAAGGACGTAACCCTTCTCGGCGTTAAAGTCCACGATGTTAGTCTGGACTCTAGCTGTAGGGTGTGTTAACCATAGGCGGGCAATTCTGGCCGCTACGTCTTCGTAATTGTCTAAGAAGCTCATTAGCGCACGTCCTTAGCTGCGTGACGTGATACGGCTCGACCGCGCTTAAAGCCTTCTCGCTGGCCTTCTTTATAACCGACTGAGTAGCTCATCGCTGACCACAAGATCCCAGCTATTAGCATCATGACGATAATCGATAATTCATTCATTACTAGCTCCCGATACTGGAAGCGACGTTCGCGCTTCCTATGTAAAGAGTGAAGCAAGAACGCGTCTAGGTCAAGATTCCCGCTTATCTGTCGGCGTGTCGATTGGTGTTTTCGGCTTGGACTTTAATCCGTTACCCGCTAACACTCCGCCAAGTGATCCAGTTAAGAAGATCGAAAGAGTCTTTAGAAGATCGATAAAGGCCGCATCGTTCGGAGCTTGTCCGCCGATTGGCTGAGTGACGAAGATAAGAGCGTAAGTAATTCCAAGGGTAACGATCAAGAAGACAGCCGCTAACGTCGAACCGATGATAAGAATAAGAGTCGCGTGGACTTCTTCTGGACTACGGCGTCGGGCTGGGCTGTGGAGCTTCTTCTCCAAGGACGTCGCTAGTACACGTTCCAGTAGGGACGCACTGTGGCTCTTGGCATTCTGGTCTAGACCAGTTCTCGTATTCTTGGCATTCATAGCGAACCCAGCCTTGGTAACCGCAAGCAGAAAGCCCAGCCGAAAGGACTAAGGCCAGACTTCCCGCTATTAGTTTCCGAGTCACTTCCCCTGTAACCCGAAAGCTGCATCTTTAGGATTTAGCCAGCGCAGAACTACAGGTAGAACAGCGGCTAAGCCAGCCATTCCGATCGCTTTAGGATCTTGGACGCCAGCCATGTAAACAGCTAACGAAGCAGCTGCGAAGCTACGCGCCCAGCTTGCGAGTAACGGCTTTAAGTTTGCCATTAGTTTTCTCCTTCTTCGGCTTCGTTGCCGATTGAGTAGGTACTTCGACGATCGGATAATCGCCAGCATAGGCCACGAACTTAGGACGTCCGAAGCCTACGATCTCTTTACCGCTCCCAAATGCCCGCTCTTTAATCATGACCATTCCGCCGTTACGCTGATCGCCAGTTCCCGAAGTATTACCTTCGATGGTGATAACAGTCTTCGACTTAACTCCTACGACGATACCGATGTGGCTAATACGGTCGACGCCATCATGCGGAAAGTCCATAAATGCAAGATCGCCGATCTTAGGCTCTGTCTCTACCCAGCGACTTACTTCTTTTAGCTTATGCGCTCCCGCAGCTGTTGAGACCATCGATGGAAGCTTTACGCCCGCTGTGTGGAATACCCAATTACAGAATGAACCGCACCAAGGTAGACCATCGGCCTTCGTAAACTTTCCGTACTTCGTAAGGTTATCGCCCTCTTCGACTGTACCGACTTCCGCCAGTGCTACTTCTACGACTGCCGCAGCTGTTCCGATTGGATAAGTCATGATAGGAGTAACTTCGCTTCTTCTTCTGTCATGTTAAGTCGATCAAGAAGAGCCGCCTTAGCGATGGCTTTAGCTTCTTCGTTAGCTTTATTGGCTGCGATTTGCGCTTTATCTAATTCTGCTTGGGCTAATTCTTCTGGAGTCATGGGACGAGTCGTAACTTCTCCAGTCGTCGCGTTGTGTTCTTGGATTATTGACATTATTTAACTCCGTAAAGTGTGTAATTACCAGATTGGGTAAGATTATCTCCGTTTAAGATTCTGAGACTAGTTACTGCGCTTGTTTGATTGTAAAAAGCTGTTCCAGCTTGGTAAACGTATTTAGTAGCATCTGCCGAATCTTGCGATAAACCGTAATAGATTCCTTGTTTCCAGCTATTCGTATTGGCATAACCCATAATCGTTACATAAGTCGACTGCTTGGAGCTAGAAGTAACTCCATAGTTATCGCGATTTATCTGGCAACTTGTCGCAGCAAAAGCGACAGGCGATCCACCGCCAGGAGCAAAAGAAGTCCCGTTAGCGTGACGATTTGCTGTGGAGTCGTCGTTAAACCTTAGATAAAGTCCCCAGCCGCCAGCAGATAGATTCCAGCCTTCGATAGCCAAAAATAAATTAACATAAGTAGTCGGAATAGACGAAATTAGTGTGCTAGTTCCTGAGAATGTTCCAGAAGCGATCACTGTCATTCCGCCGCTTGATGCTGGAGTCGCCCACGCTGGCGCGCCGCCCGATACTGTAAGAACCTGTCCAGTCGATCCAATACCGAGACGATCGAAAGTTCCTGAACCTGTACCCTTGATTAAATCGCCAGCCGTAGTAATTGCTGTAGCCATTGAGTTCGTCACCGTTACTGCGCCAGAAGTACCGCCGCCCGAAATACCTGTCCCAGCTGTTACCGCTGTTATGTCTCCAACGTCATTGGTAATCCACGTAAAATCCATGTTTGTATTAGAGTTTTTAGAAAGAATCTGGCCAGTCGTACCGCCCAGAAGATCGCCCATCGATGTATCGATAGCGTTACCCAGCGTACGGATCGCAGCTGCGCCGTCTTTAACTAAATCTGTGTCGTCGGGTTCTTCCCAGCCGAACAGTGGACTCGTGGCCATTTATTGCTCCTTTATGCGACTACTGTCGCGTTATTCCAGATAAGTGTAGAAGATAAAGTATTCCAGCTCTCGGCGACACTCACGTTCTCCCATTTCATCGATTGCAAGCTGAAAGCTGTAGGACTGAGATTTAGAGTTATGTCGAGACGGTTATACCCAGCCGAGAACGTCCAGCCCTCGACGAATCCTTGGAAGCGGCCTAGAAGAATGTTCGGCGGAAGATCCGTAATGTCTAGCGGTAATCCCATGAATACGTTAAGAAGTGCGTCGCGATCTGAGTCGTCGATGTTGCCGTTTCCAAGCGTGAAAGTAATGGCTTGGAATTGAGCTTGCGGATAAGCTCGAAGTCCCAGATAGAAGTCGGCTTGGAACTCGGCGTCTACTGCATTCTCTAAAGTCGTCGAGATTACATGAGCCTGTTGGCCGTAGATGCCGATCGATCCTGTATCGCTGGCCGATTCTTCTTGGCTGTTCTTATACTGGATCGTTACCTTATTGCGGACGTCTGCAATTCTCTTAATGGTCGAGATCCCAGCAGCGAACGCGGTCGTCGCTGAAATCTCTGTGTAACCGTTAGCGGCTAGGTACTGCGCGCGATGGGTACTGTCTGCGTAACCGATGCGGCCCGAAGCATCTTCGTAAATGTAACCGAGTCCAGAATTAGCTAAAGCACTTACTAAAGAATAGATGTCTGTCGTATCTGCGCTTCTGGCTGTTAACTCATAATCCCCTGGGCGATCGATCTCGCCTAGTCCTACGTTCTCGGCTGTTGCCCATGTTTGAGTCGGATCATAGGCTGCCCACGTTACAGCTGGAGCGACTTCGTTCCAGTTATTAAGTAAGAGATCTTCTAGGATTGTGTAAATCTGGTCGCCGTCGAAGTCTTTAGCTAAGACGCCTTCTGTAAGGCTTACTGGAAGCTTAGATAAAGCTCCGAGAGCTGTAACTCTTATAACTTGATTTGTCTGAGTGTAACTACTGTTAAGAACTTCTACCTGAATGTCTGTAACGTCTCCGCCGAATAGGTTAACGAATGTCCCTGTCGAATCTTTAATCTTGATTAGGACGTTATCGTTTACATCGATCTCGATAGGAGATTCGTCCAGATTAAGAATCTCGACATAACAGTAACCAGCTCTAGGCTGCGAATAGATGTCTGTTCGGCCAGAAGTGATCGAGACAGTGGACAGCGTTAGATTCGTGTAATCTCCGCCGCCGTTGACTGAGATCTGCCATTCGGGAGTCCAGACGCTCATTAGACATTTACCAAGGAGTTAAAGCCACCGCCGCCACGAGCGGACGAACGATTAAGAACGTCTACTAAGGCTCTGGCTGCCGCTTCTGGATCTCCCACGACTCCGAAGTTAACTGTAATTCTGTCGGCCGTTGACTGTCCGCCTGTAGCTTCCAAGCGGGCAGCTGCGGCGTCTTCTCTGGCTTTTCTTAGTCTTTCGGTCTCGGCTTTTAGTTCTTCACGACGTAAGATCGCCGCTTGCATAGCTGGCGAATAAGCTCCAAGCGGCGCGCCTGTAAATGTCGGAGAATCTGGAGTCGGAGCGAAGATCGATGTAGGAGTTCCAGTCTGGAATCCACCATCGAGAATCTGACCGCCCGATCCGTCTTCTCCGCCGAAGACTAATCCTTGACTTTCGCTAGCACCCACGAAAGACGCATTACTCGCTCCGAATAATCTCGTCACTGGGTTATCTTTAATTAGATCGATAACTTTCTTCGCGCCGTTATAGATTCCAGTTAAGAGACCGACGAACTTTCCGAACGCTGTAACAAGTCCAGCGACCAGAGTTCCCAGTCCTTCGAGTGTTGTCTTAAATGCTCCACCGAGAAGCGGGACTAAATACTTCTTAGTAAAGTCCCAGACCTTTTCTAAGAATCCGTAGAACGGTTCTAGCTCGTCTGAGTTATCAGAGATCGCCTTTTTAATCTTGTCGAATGCAATTTTAAGTCCTTCGAGAATGGGGCCGACGATCTTTCCGATCGCTGGGATAATCTCGTTATACAGGAACTTCCACCAAGAAGTTAAGATCGGAAGTAAATCGTCGCGAATGACCTTAAAGATCTGGCCGAATGCTGGCCCGAGTGTCTTTCCTAAAGTGTCTGCAAATCCTTGGATCGCTGGGATTCCCTTATCGACGAATCCAGACAGAAGCGGCGTAAGAGCATCTAGAACGTAAGAACCTACAGTTTCTTTCGCTTCATCAAATGCAACAGTAAGACGAGCCATCTTTCCCTGAAAGGTCTCGGCTTGCTTAGAAGCTTGGCCCTCGAAAGTTTTTGAGAGCGCAGCTGCCGCAGCGTCGAAGTTCTTGGACTTAATGATCGAATCGTCTATGCCGACGCCCAGCTTCTTTAATGCCCCTAGATTGCCGTCGTAAGCTTTACCAAGAGCTTCCGAGACAGTCTTTAGATCTTTACCTGTTCCCGCTGCGATGTCTAGAGCTAGGCTCTGGAGTTCTTGCGCCTTAGTCGCGTCCTTAGTCGAGCGAATTAACCGATCGAGCGATGGACGAAGCTGGTCGTCCGTAATTCCGTTAGCTAGTGCCGTCTGAGTTATGTAATCTTCGACAGCTTTAATCTGGTCGTCTGTTGCATCTGTGACATTCTTTAAGGTCGTTGCGAGTTTAGCCTGAGCCGCTTCGTCTTCGATCGCAGACTTAACGCCATCGACAAGAAGAACTCCAGCATAAGCAGCCGCAGCCGCTCCAGCTACAGCGAACGCAGCTCCCGCCTTCTTAGCGAAGCCACCCATCTTAGATCCGAAGCCTTCGACTTCGTTTTGTGCGCCCTTGACGCCCTTCTTTAATTCGTCGAAGTCGGCGTCGAAAGTAATCTTTATCTTCGGAATGCCCGCCATTAGTTGAGCCTCAATTCTTTAGCGATCTGCTGAACCATAAGCGAGTATTCGCGGGCTACGACTGGGACATAGAAGTCGACCGCTGGAGCGATCCAGTAGCCGCGCTTATTGTAGGGAGTCTTAAATCTGTTCGTAAATGTTCGGCCGATCGAGTCGACGCCGCCATGCGATCCGTATTCTGTTCCCCAGAGTAACGCGCCAGCTGGCGCAGCTTGTCGACGAACCTTCGCGCCTTTACCGCTTTTAGAAGCTTCTCCGCCATAAGGACGACCGACCTTCTTAGGGCCACCGATGTCGACGCGAATAAGACGATCTCGTGGAGACTTAATCGTCTGGACTACTAGCTTCGTCTGTGGAGCTGGAGCAGATAGTCCGCTCATCATGAGCTGGCCAGCTAATCGCGCAGACATAGGCTGCGCCCGATCTCTTACGAGTTGCTGATACTCCGCTGGGAACGAACCCAGAAGACCAAGAAGATTCTTAAACTCGTAAGGATCGACAGTAATGGCATAAGTGCCGCGGCCGCTTTTATCTGCCATTCTGCCTCTCCAAGATCTCTATAGCTGTGAGTAAATCTTCCGCCGTCTGCCATTCGCTCATCGGAATCTGGGTCGCTATTGCGACTTCGACGATGATCCGATTTAAGCTTCCGACGGGCCAGCTTTTGGGTCTGACTTCTTACTGTTAATTCCTTCTACAGTCTCGACCCAGATCTCGAAAGGCTTAACAGGATTCCCAGCTGCTTCGCGCTTCATAGCGTGATAAGCCAAGAATGTAAGCCCTTCGAGTCCAAGCTTCGATTCTGCTTCGTTTACTGTTGCGTTAAACTTTCGTTCCCACTTTACCCATTCTGGAAGAGCTGCGACGTAAGTAACAACGTCTCCCGATAGGTACTGGACTTCTAGTTCTAGCTTCATGTATTGCTCCCGATTCTGTTTATTAGCTAAATGTCTCTGTAGGGTATCCCACGACTGTAAAGCTCATGCTAACAGTCTGCGCGTCTGGCGATGATCCGCCCACGCTTGGGAATAGTGGAAGAACGTTAAAGCTAAAGACTGCGCCTGTTACAGCTGTTAGCGATACCGCTAGAGTCGTGTTAGGTGCTGTCTCTGCCGCTGTCCATAGAGCTTCGCAGAGTGAATCCGCTGCGCCCCAGTCTGCAAGCATTTCGACGTCGAACGTCCACTGTGCATCGATCGACTTATAAGCCTTCGAATAAAGTGTGTCGTAAGTTTCGATCGTGACGTCGGCTGAAAGTGTCGCGCTTGTCGCTTGCTCGTCGTAGTTCTTAGTCGCGATCGTCATAGCGAGATCGCGTCCAGTAATGACGGTCGTGGCCATTTTTTCTCCTTAGTTTGTTTGTGTGTAATAGGTCGACAGCTGAATCTCACCCGCGAGAATCTCTGACGCGCCTATCGTTAACGGAATCGGATTCGATACGTCTCCGACTTCATACCCTGACGGAACGGCCGCCAGAATGCTAATTACGAGCTTCTCCCAGTTATCGAGTGCGCTCTGGTTATCGTAGATCGCTACGCCTACGCTTATTACTAGGTTTACCTTTAGCTTGACGTTCGCCTTTCCTAAGAACGTCGGCTGTAAATACGGAACGCTCGGAGTCACTGCCGCGAATGGCACGATCGGGGCTTCTGGAACTGCGTCGTAAGTGTTAGCCGCTACTCCTTGGATCGCTGTCTTTAGCGGAGTACGGACGCTCGTAAGAATAGAAGAAGCTGGCACGTTAGCCGCCGATCATTACGTCGACATCTATGTAATTACCTAAAAGGCCGATTACACGATTCTGGAGACTGCGGCCCATTCTGTAGGGCGAACTCTGAAAGTCCACGCCTTCGATCTGACCGCCCGCAGCTGTGCGAGATTGGAAGACTTCGATAGATACGGCGTAGATAGCGGACTCGATCGACGCGTTTCCGACGTAGAGAGTCGCAGCTGAATAGCCGCTAAGTGTTGCCATTCCGTTCGGGATAATCTGGCGACGTGTTACGTTCGTCGATGTAAGAGCGGCAGAGAATGAAGAGTCTGTAACGACTGTAAGAGTGTGAGTGGCTGTAAAAGGAGCTGGAAGTCCAGTGATGACGATCGACTGTCCTACGACAAAAGGGTGCGTACGACGAGTAAAGAATGTCGCGACGTTAGTGTCCAGCTCGTACTCGATTACAGCTGTGGAGTTCTGAATGAGCAGCGGGAGAATAACTTGCTCCGCTGTGTCGATGATGTCGTTTAAGTAAGCGTCGTCGTAGAGAGAAGAGCTAACACCTAAGACGGATCTTAGCTGTGCAGCTGTAATGATGTTAGGCATTAGCCCTTCCCTTCTACTGCTCGCCTAGCTCGGGAGCGAACTAGGCGATGATCGATTTATTCGGATTACGCCTTGTTATTCTTAAATGCGCCAGCTGCGATCTTCGTAGCTAGTGCGCCGTAACCGTAGTAGCCGACTGTAATCTGGCCAGAAGCGATTACGTCCGCGCGTAGGCGGAAAGTAGGTCCTTCATACCATGTGTAAGCGTCTGGGTTAACGATTAGAAGTGTTCCATCGCCATCGCCGCCGTTAGTTGGATCTACGTAGAGATCTAGTCCCGCTACGTTTCCGATGAGTGAATCTGGACGAACTACGCCGCCCGCATTTTGTGGCTGTGAAGCGTTATAGATCGGACGTCCTGAATCGTTAAGAGTCATCAAGTTAGCCCATTGGCCAGTCGACGCGATAAGTGACTTCGCGAAAGGACGTGGGAGTCCCGCTGTAGCTGAGTAAACAGAAGCAGCTCCGCGAGAGATAATTCCAAGAAGCTCGGCGGCTGTTGGATAAGTTGCGACTGTAGTCGCGTCTGTCGTTGAGCCTGAAATTAGAAGACCGTTAACGTAAGCATTCTCAGCCTTAGCCTTAGCTGCTGCCATGTTACGGATTAGCTCATCGAAGAACGCTGGAGAAGTACGATCCAAGAGTTCCACGCTGAAAGTCTGCTGTCCCGCGAACTTCTTAACGTCTACAGTAATGAAAGCTGCGTTCTGATCTGTATCTGACGGAGTTCCGTCTTCAGCTGTTACTGCCACTGTAGGCATCTGAGTAATCTTAGGAATCTCGAAAGTCATGCCCGCATCTGGAAGAGTGCCGCGAGAGATTGCATCGATCGATGGACGGATAGTAGTTCCAAGTCCGTTAACTACTTCTGCCATCTGGCGAGTAGGCACTAGGCCCGCGTTATCTGTTGTGTTATCCGCTGCGAGAACGTACTGGCGAGCTTGATCGTCGCCCATCGCTGCGCGAATGGTGTTTTCCACGTACTTAGCAGCTGTGAACTCTAAGCGTGGCTTGGTGAATGTTCCGCCTACGATTGGCTTCGCTGCGGCTGTTGTTGACTGAGCAGCTTCGACCGTCTCGACGGTTTCCGCGTTTGTGACGGTGTTGTCCACTTCGTCTCCTTCTGTTGTTGGTGTTACTTCCTCTTCCACTGTGGAATCGGAGATCTCTTCGGCGACTTCTTCGCCTTCTGTTGCGGCTACTTCACTCACGCGAGCAGAACGTACCGCTGGCTCTGTAACTAAAGCGACGCCAGTTAATTCTCCAGCAAGAACGCGCATAGTGCCGTCTTTCTGCATGATGTAATCATCTACAGCTAGTTCGATGGAGAATCCATCACGAAGTCCGTCCATCGCTTCGGTAAGCGCGTCCGTTCCCGCTGTAGTGTTTGTAATCTTAAAGACTGCGTCGATCGAATCTTCGTTTAGTGTCATGTCCATAGTCTTTCCGATTGGACGAGTGCGATCGTGTTCCAAGTTTAACTTTACGGAAGCTGGAGCGATTGATCCTTTCGCGAATACGACTTTCCCAGTCGATGCGTTAGCGGCTTCCTCAAATGCGACGATGCGCCCGCTAATAGTGCGCGAGTTAGAATCTGCCGCTGTTATGTTCATTGGTGTCGTGATTTTCATAGAAGTAGATCCTCTTCTTCGCGGATTTCATCGATCGACATAGCACCGATTCGATTTAGGATTTCGTACACTTGCGCGCGCTCCATTGGATTACCGCGCAAGAAATCATCTAGATCGAACTTCACATCTTGGCCCAAGGGAGTAAAGTCCGATAAAGATAAACGCTGCTCGATCGCTGTCATAAGCGGACGCAGCGAATAATCAATAAGAGAACGTCTTTCGGATACAGCATTCGAGTAAGTAAAGCTATTAGGTTCTGCACTTGCGAAATAAGCTGGAAGACCGGCAGCGCGACATAGTTCGAGAGCCAGGTATCCGCGAGCTTCGTTAAGCTGTAGATTCTTCGGATCATAACCGACAGTCTCGATCGATACGTCACCGTTTAAGAATGTAACAGCTTTAGAAGTGCGATTCTTAAATGCTGCAACTAAAGCAGCTACGCGATCTTTTGGAAGTGCGACGCCAGAGTTTTTTAAGATTGTCTGCGGATTAGGATTTATCGCGAAGTCGTAAGCTGTTTTCTCTAACGCCGAAGCTGCGCGAATAGTACGTCCAGCGCGATTTAAGATTCCTTCATCGAGTCCAGTAAAGACGACCAGTTCGCTCGGATCGATAACTATTCCATCGACAGAGTAACCGTCGATTTCTGTTCCGTTAGCGTTAGTCGTAACAGTTACACGAACTGGATCGATTCTTTCCATCGCCTGAATGCGACCAGTGTCCGCGTAGCGTTGCATAACACGCGCGTAGCCGTAACCATAGAAGAGAATGTCCTCGGCTAACCATGACCAGAACGCAGAGCCAGCGATTCGCGGGTCTGGCTGATTGATAACACGCGGCTGTTGCACTCTTTCGCCTGTTGCGATGTTGCGAGTGTGCATCTCGAAAGATCCGAGAGTCGTGCAAATGATGTTACGCGCGCGAGCTAAAGCTGGAACGCCCATCGCTTCCGTACGAGTAGCCGTCTGATTACCCATAAAGTAATAGCCGCCGAGAGAGTTAAGTGTGTTTACAGGGTAAAGCGATTCCGCCGCGTCGATGCTGATAGAAGCTGGAGACGCAGCGTTAACCTTCGGAACGAATAGATCGAATAATCCCATGTCGCAATTCTACGAGAGCGCGTTACCGCTATCCGACCATGATGTCAAGATCCATCGGTGGGCGTGTCGCGTAATGCGTGACTAAGGCCGTCGCAACCGTCGCGCAGACAGTCGACTGAGAAGCTCTCCGCCCGATAGTCCAGCCACCATCTCCGAACGGAAGTCTCGCAGCTGATAAGATCTGCTTGGAGAGTTCTGTCTGTTTCGGGTCGTGTCGTAATCTTTTCGATGTGATAGCTCCTAACAATTCGTCGCAAGCTTGGCCATACAGTGCGCCGTCGATGTCCGAGATCGGAATACCCGCTGGAACTAATCGCGCAGCTATAGCCGACGCTGTTCTCTTAGAATAAGCCACTGTCTCGACTGGATACTGCTTTACATACGGCGCGATGTCGTTCGCGATCGCTTTATCGTCCAAGTTGATCGGGTTATGCCAAGTGTGTAAGAGCTTGACGAAGAATCTTTCGTCGTCGATTTGTTGGGCGGCCACTAATGCGGCGTCGCGACGATTCGGACTTACGTCGATGCCCAGCCAAGTCGTCTTCTCTGGATCAAGCTCCAAACCTTCTTCTCCACACTGATTCCACTCTTCGGCTGGAATAGCTGCCGAGATCGTAGCGACCCAGCGACACAGGACTTCCGTCTTTACGACATCTGGCGGATCGTTAAGAACGGCCCGAATGTTATCTATGTGGACTGTGTGGCCTAGCGCGGGATTCGCCATCGCCGCACCTTTCCAGAATGCGGGAGTGTCGTCGATCTTCTCGTAATTAGATGACCATTCATAGTAAGCGATGTCGTCGCCTTTAGCTGCGCTCATTCCGCGCTCGCGGAGCGCATTAAGGACGAGACTATGCTGGTCTCCAGCGTTACTGAGTGTCCATAGCTGCGGATTCTTAGCGGCCATCATCGTATAGCGCAGCGAAGCCCACGTCGATTCGTCTTTAAGCTCTCGGGTCTCATCGACGAAGACGGTCTCGGGCTTGGAGATACCGCGAGCAGCTGAGCCGCCAGCTTTAACCATGTACCGACCGCCGCCGAACTCGGATTTAAGCTCGATCTCTTCTGATCCATGCGCCCAGCGGATTCGCTTTACTTGTCTGGCCAGATGTTCGTTCTCTTCGATCATGTTAACGATGTCTCTAAAGGTTTCCAGCGATGTAGTAAGTCGATGAGCTGTTCCGATCTGGAGTCCGTTCTCCCATAAGAAGAGACCAGCTAAAGCCCTTACCTTCATGAGCGTAGTCTTACCCTGTTGTCTGGCTACGACGACACAGACCAGCGGAGAATGCCAGCGGCCGTCTGGCTTGACGCGATGAGCTTCCATGGCGACGAACTTCTGCCAAGGTAAGAGCGGAAGCTTGATACTTTCGGCAAAATCGATCAATTCTTGGCCGCGTGACGGTAGATCCACGAGTTTAGAGTGGATTCTGGGAGTCGGAGAGCCTAGATAGAGTCCTGTAGTTCTCTCGGTTTCCGATGTGAGCCGATCTAAGCCACTTTGAGGCTTCTGGTGTCCTTTCGAGTCTTCTGCGTGGCTATTCATGCTTTATCGAGTCGTTTGGTGGTGAAAGAAGACCTCGGGAGAGAGTGGCGGTGGAACACCC